GTCAATACTTGACCTGCTTGGTTTTCGGACATACGTTTCCCAACGATTTAACCCTGTGTACCTCACAGGTAAGGTTTAGTAGCCATTATGCTACTGATTTTATTGATTTGCAATGTCTTGATTAGCCTGATTTGCGTAAGCGTATTGTTCCGCATTACGCGCTTGGATTTCCTTCTCAAGACGCTTGGTGTCCATGTGGTGAAGCAGCAATTCCATGATCGCTTCAATCTCCACTTTGTTTTGTGACGTAATGGCTCGGGTATTCTGGTCGTTGACCTTGACCTCTGCCATTGTTTCGGTATTGTGTGCTTTGGCTGTCTGGCGCATCAGTTCGCGCTTAGTCTCAGCATCTTGCTTGACTTGCTCAATGTCTGCGCGTTGTTTCATGGCAATTTCCATTTGCTGCATCTTCTGCTGCATTTGCTGAACTTGCGCTTGCGCTTGAGCCATAGCCATCTGGATTTGTGGCGGCACATCGGATTTTTCGTCAACTTTAGACAACGGGTTGAGCGTAGCCAAGCGGTCTGCGATGACGTCTGCGCCAGGGAAGTCCATGTTTCTGAACCACAAATCGCCAATCTGAGACATAAGCTGTGGGTCTGCCGACAAGATAGGCGTAATGGTCTCCAAAGCCTCTTGGCGCTTGCTGTTATAGCCTGGGCCTGTGTCCATCACCACATCGTAAAGACCCACAGTCAGGTCGTTTTTCATGAGGTTGTTCACAGCATCACGCTCGTTAACCGTCACCAACTCAGGCTTACCGTCATCGCCAATAATCCGCATAACACGCTCGGTGTCATAGATTTTGGGGATAAGGTCAAGAATGGCACGAGCCACTTGAGCCTGCGATTTACACAGGTTGTCGTAAAAATCAAAGTTGTTCAGGTCAACTTGCTGTTGTTGACCGTTCAAAGCCTTGCCTGAGATGTTGCCTTGCTTCAGTTGAGCAGGGTCAAACACACCCATCAAGACCTTAATATCTTGGTCAATTAGCCTTGTGGCCTCCAAAATGCCAGCAGGAGGAGGCTCTGGCTGCAAGCGGGTAGGCGGTGGCGCTTGGCGACCGTCAATGTCCGTCTGTTTGTATCTCAACAGCGGGAATGACTTGATGTTGGCCTGTGCCCAATCGTTTTCATGACCCTCATCTTGGCCTTCAGCCATAATCCACTTGGCTTTGGGCGCAAGGGCGACTGATTCAGTCAGCGAGGTTTGCCAGAAGTTGTACATACGTTGTGCATCTTTGGCGTGACGCACCATACCAAACTTCTTGCGCTTATCGCCCACAATCACATGGCGACCGTAAACAGGAATAATGGGTAGGTATTTACCCGCCCATTCGCCTTCCTCCAGAATTTCGTTAGCTGTCAGCTTGCAGTACTTAACCGACTTCTTGACCGATTCGCGCTCGTCAATGATCTCAATGCCCATGTTTTCAAGGCGCTTGAAGAAGTCTTTGTCAGTCGCAAAGGTAGCCGAACCATCACTGAGCATATACAGTTTGGCGCGTTCACGCACCATGTAGTAATACTCAGCAAGGCGAATATCCTCTTTGGTAATCCATTCCGATTGGCTGTCGCCTGTGCCGCGCTGTGTGAACGATGTGACTTCAGCATCAGGGTATAGCTTGCTGAAATCAGCCTTACGCATCATTGTTGTAATCAAACAACGCTCTGCATCAGACCCATCAGGCATGATTGAGTTAATGTCGTAATAGACGGTGAATGGGTTGTCAATCGGCTCGATGTAAATTTCTTGGTCGAATGAGTCATCACTTACATAATCAGTACGCAGACGGATATAACCCCAACCCATGCGAACAGCGTAATCTGTGGCTGTGTCATAGGCGTTATCAGCATTGGAATTGGCTTCAATGTGGCGAATGATGCCTTGGATGACTTGCGCTGTCTTTTCGTCTGCTTGGCTGTTCATGCCATGCACTTTTGGGCGAGGGCGCTGCTGGCGAATCTGGTTAACCACTTGGCGGCAATAACCATCAAGTTTGTTGATCGTCAGCACAGGGCGAGATTCGAGGTTGCGGCTGTTTTGCAGTTCAACAGGCCATTGATCGCCGTTGACAAACTTCAAATCTTCCAATGCTTCTTGGCGATTCATTGTGTCGGCATCGTTAGCCAGACGCAAAAACTGGATAGCCTCGTCAATTCGAGGGTCGTAATCGCTCAAAGAGCTTTCATTGAATTCAGCCATTTAATTACCCATCCAAGAGTGTGCGCCGCCATAGTTCTGCGGCACAGATTTTTGACGCTGCCTGCCTCTAGGCTCGTTCACCATTAACCCGATATATCTAAATGCGTCTGCACCGTGACTGTAATGGTCATGGAGAGGCGTTTTACTAAATTGGCCTGTCTCGGAGTCAACTTCATAACGATAGTGTCGGAGGCATTGTAACCCTTCGGCACAATTATCTCTATCAAAATAACACGACCTGAATATCGTTCTTGCAGCGTTGATCGAATCCACCACAGGCACACGCTCCAAAACCTTAGTCTTGTAGCCTGCTGCCCTCACAATGTCCTCAATACTGCGCCCTGACGATGCCAGCGTCTTGTTTTGGGCATCGTGTGGCAACCACAAGGTATCGTAAAGATAGCCGAAGGTCTGCATCTTCGCCAAAATGTCCGTCATTGTGGTTTGGTTGACTTCAATGTAGCGAATCAGGCGGGTTTCCATGCCAATAAACTGCACAAACCAAACCGAGGTCATATCTGCCCAACCCAAGTCAAATACAGCGTGTACAGGCTTAGAAGCATCATATGGCACGTTAGTGATTCGGTTGTCCAACTCAGCCATTTGCATCTCTTTGCCAAAGATAGCGCCATCTACCGTCATGCGGCAGAAGCCTTCCCAAACGATTCTGTGTGCCGCAGGGTCGCGTGACTTTAGCGCCAGCATCTCATCTTTGAGCGTGTCAGGAAACCAAGGGTTATCCGACCAATTGATCTTTTGGACAATGGCGTTAGCAGGTGGGTTAGCCACAAACCGCTGGTAAGTCTCGTCTGTCTCCAGTTCGGGGTTAAACGTCACCCAAATCTCGGATTGTTCCTTACGAATGGTGGGAATTAGCACGTTCCAGCTATTGCGGGAAACCGTTTGTGACTCCTCTACCCAACACACATCAACCCCTTCGATAGACTTTACGTTAACCACGTTGTTTCGCAGGCCAACAAAGAAAAACTCTGTGCCGTTCTTGCCTTTGATGGACTTCTCGGTAATCTCGTAAAAGCCAGCCAAACCCATATCAACGATCTGGTCACACAGCAGCTTGTGGACTGAATCCTTGATAGAAGTCTGAAACTCACGAGCGCAAAGAATCCGCAATGGTGCTTGAGCGCCTTTAATCAGCAATGCTCTAGCCACCCCCCATGACTTAGCGCCGCCACGACCACCGTACAGCACTCGATAGCGGGAATTCTTAGGGTTAAATAAGCACTCCAGCTTGGCTGGAAACTGTGCGTTAGCAATGGCGGTCTTTACGTCAGACATATTTCCTTATAGGTTGTTGGTGGCACTGCCAATCCGTGCATCAACCTTGGCACTCTTATCTCGGGTTATTCACCAACACGGCTGAGGACTGAAGGGGTCGTTAATCCCCGAACGGAGCAATGTCGCAATCCTCATGCGTGTTAGCGCCTCATTCTTGAGGCTTCACAAATGTTACCTGAATTCCTGTCAGCAATGGAGCACCATCCACCCCTGTAATCTCTTGCTTCACGCTCTCACGATACTTCTTAGGGAATCGAGCCGCCATGCTTCTTGACCAGATAGAAGCGTTCAAGCGGTCGCTTTCTTTGTTCTCCACCATGTAAGCCATTGCTTGATCTTCCCACCACAGTAACTCAAAATCCTTAGCAATGTCCAAGGCTTCTCGAAATTCTGGAAACTCATCACGCCAGCGATACAAAGTAGCAGTTCCAACGCCCAAAGTAGCGCCAATAGCTTCTGTTGACTTACCGATTTTGCCAAGTTCAATTACTTGGTCGCAATATGCGGGGTCATAGAGGCTTGGTCTACCTACTGGGCGTTTTTCGGTTGTGTCTGTCATCGTTTTGATCTTGGCGTGTAAGGTTGCGGGTCGTAACCCATTTCGTAAATTGAATCACCATTTGTGAATAAATCACGGGCTTTTGCTTGTTGCTTGATAATTTTGTAATTGCCACCTAAAGCACCTAAACCGTGTTCAATGGCATATTCACGGTCTGTTGTTACCCAATCGCCTTGATTTATTTTTGCGCCTCTTGGCACATCTTTAGGCACAGCGCGATAAATGGTCACAGGGCGGTCTGGTCTTCCTTTCAATGATTGAATTTGTCGAATGATTCTTGCATCACGGTTTTCATCCATTCCATGCCCATAAAGTCTAGGAGCTTCAAAAGAATAAAAATCTTCAGGGTAAATATCAGTCAAATCATGCAAAGGTTTACCGCTATCTTTCATAGGAGCTTCATGCTGACCTTTGTAAGATTGCTCAACTGGTTCTTTATATGTTTCTTTAATTTTGTTAGGATTGTTTAATGGAGCGTTGTCTCTTGCTTCCATTAACATTTTGTATCGTTCGCCAGTTTCTTTGCCAGGATTTAGCTTGTAAGCCTGATATGCCTCATTTACCAATGGCCCAAACGCATGGTAATCAGTTGGCAAACCTTTAATAGCTGTCATTCCAACAGGGCTATACCCTTGCGCCGTATCTAATGCGTTTTGCATTTGAATCGGGCCATTCAGCTTGCCAGTTTGCTGAAATTCGTTCAATGCCGCCGCATCTGATTCATTTTGCGCCCTTGCCCGATCATTGGCATAGCCAAGCATTTGCTGCAAACTCGCACCTGGATTAGAGGCGGCATCGCTTAATCGGCGTTTAAATGAGTCAGCGGCGCTGTAAATGTCGGCTAGTGTTGGCATAGAAATCCTCGGTTTACCCGATTTTATTTCTTTTTAGGCTTTTTGGCAGCTTCCCGCTTTTCAGAGTACGCAATTGCTAGGGCTTGAGCCTTTGGCTTGCCTACTTTCAGTTCCGTCTTCAGGTTTTCCTTAAACGCTTTGTCTGATTTGCTCTTGATTAACGGCATCTTTGATCTCCTTGATCTTTGTTGCGTAACTGTTTACAAACTCTTTGAACGATTCAACCATTTCATAGCTGCCACCGTTCGCTTTCAGCCATTCCATTTGCTTTACAGCGCAGTCGTGAAACCACAATAACTTGTA